CTCTGATCCAATAATCTTGTTACCCAAATCTCATCTTGACGCTTCTCTGCGTCGCCAATTGTGTGATCTATCGCATTACAAAGCTTCCAAATGCGTTGTTCTTCATGTTTTGTTAAAGGATTTTTGTTCTGATCGTAATTTACTACTTCTTCATTGCCCTTTTTCGGCGTTTTGGCCTCGCTCAAGTACAACACAGCGTACTTGACAGACAATGGTATGCGATAATGGTCAGTTTCGTAGCATCTATACCCTCTTTCGCTCATGCCTAGCTTCTTTGCCATGTCTATTTGACTAAGACTAAGCCCTTTTCGGTGTTCTTTAAGGTTATCTCCAGTCCAATCACTAAAACTTTTGTCATTTTTCTTCATTTTTTTCCTCTAATACTCCAAATTCTATTAAATCCTCAATGAAATCATCATCAGAACCAAATCTTACTGGATTTCCACTGTAATCTGATACCAACGAGGCATAAGTACGCCTAAGATCTTCCCTTGTTCTAAAAGCCATTTGTGATTTTTTTGTGATCTGGTCAATCATCTGTGCTGGGTCGCCATGCACTTCAAACCTACCACCATCATATTTCATGGTATATATCTTCATAACATGACTATAGGTTTTCAGTGCCTAAAGGTCAAGAAATTTTTTATAAAATTTTTTTGGGCTGCCGTTTTCAAAACACTGGGGGCTGTTTGAGGTGAAGTTAGTGCAAGGTGCGTACTATTTACAAAATATAAAAAAAGGGGGGTATATCCCTATACCCCACCGATCCGAATCTGTAGATTTACAAGCTATCTTGTAAATCTGTTTTCTAAATATTCTTTTAACTCATCTGTAATATTAGACCAAATACAATCGCTATTGTTATTTAATTGCATTGTACCATTTGAGACTCTCTCGATCTCTGTGGGAATCTTGTATCCATTAAGATCGTACATTCCATTAGATGATCCATTAAGGTGACCATAGAATTCTTGATTCAATGTGATCACACATTGAGTACAACCAACCTTCCTTCTAATTGTATTGATTGTACGTCGCACAGATCTTGCATCGTTAATACCACATTGACTCATAATCTCTTGAGTCGTTGCACCATTAACAGATTGGCACATTTCAAAAACCTTCCACAGTTTAGAATAAGGAGGCATCGTGTTCCTTAACTCTTCTGTGTATCGTGTTCCTTGATCAACTAAATTGAATCTTTGGTGATGTGAATAATCAACAAGAGTCACGATCCACTCAACAAAGTTTTTAAGTTTAACATTGTTAAATGTGCCTTGATGTTGTCTAAACTCAATTGTGAGTTTACCTCCACCATTGGACTCAAGATGTGAAATATTAATTGCATTAAACTTGCCTCCACAAACTTGTTGCAATTGTGCTAAGTTTGTACAATTTTCAATTCTTGCAACTCTATCTGCCATATTTCTACAATACCTTGAGTCTCTTCTACTAGGAGCTAAAAAAGAATTTATAATCAATTGATGTTTAGCATACCTAAAACAAACATCTTTTATTACCTCGAATTGAATAGCATCGTTTGAGTCTTGAAAGTATTTGTTTTGTCTAAACTTAGCAATAGATTTAGTATTAAACTCTTCTGCATCCATTGTTATTGGTTTAAGACCTACATGTACATGATGCCCACATGATTTTGTAATTCTACCTCCAAGTCTAATAATAATATCATTAACCTCGCTTGAAATCTGCCAAGTGGATTCTGCTTTAAAACTTAATGGAGGAAAGACTACCTCGCCTCCATTAGGTAACGATCCGTCTCTAATTACTCTTAAAAAATTAAGATGTGGATAATTAGTATTAATCTCATGTTGTAAAGTAGTAGGAGCAAGATTATCAAATTCTCTTTCAAATCCTAGTGCTCTATCTGTTTTTATATTAGTCATAATGTTTTTCCTTATGTTGTTAAAATGTTTGTTTGTAACGAATCAAGTATACTAAATTTAATAGGCATTGTATACCTTAAAGTAATAAATGTTCGTTTAAATTTTACCTCAAAAAAAAGCTATTTTTTATCAATGTTCGCTCAAAAAAGACCTGGAGCCAGGGACCGGGAAGCAAATCCGACACAGAACACCGACTCCGAAGCCCAACACCGACACCGACACCGAGCCCGATGAACTGGTGATTGGGCACCAGACCGAACAATAGTTCAGTCCGTACCTAGCCCGGTAAGTTGCTTCCAGGTATTTACCCGGGTGGTAGAGCGAACAATCGCAGATTTCTGCGACTTTTTTTGGCCGACACACCAGGTGCCCGGGAAGCGAGAGCGAACAATGGTTCGCTTTACGCCCTGGGAGCTGAAAGGCCGAACAAAAAAACCAGAGCGTGAAGCTCTGGCTTTTTGCGAACAATCCCCCTTTCTATGTGATTAGTAATAAATAAAAGAAAAATACGAACATTGTGATCATGCCGAGTGCATTAACTAAGAACATCCAAAACATCTTAAATGTACCTTTCTTTAAGTGCATAGCCATCGCCATACAAAACACTCGCAAGAGTGTAAACCATGTGAAAACCCATATCCATACCACAACCACCAACACCAACGGAGTTGGTTTTATCTTTGTAAGTCCACTTAAGAACCTTGGCAACATGATAAGAGTAATGGTGAATGTTACTATCTTTGACAGAGTGGCAACTGATATGCCTATACATTCCACTTCTTGATACTTGTCTGATTACTAAGTAAACAGTTGACCCCTTTGGGAAAGCATCTTTTAAGAGTTGCGTTGAATACTCAACAGTATTAAATTTTAAATCATCCATAATAGACTCCCTTTGATTCGTTTGTTTGTACTATTAATATAGGCAATTACTGCCTACTTGTCAACAACTAATATTATTTTTTTCTGTTCGTGTTCGGCCAAATGTTACCTGGTGCGTTAGCGAACAATAGTTCGTTACGCCAGCTTAGCCCTAGAAGACCACCGAACAATTATTCGGTTTTGCTGGAAGCAGCCTGGAAGACCACCGAACAACACAGAAAAAAGAGCATAGGCAAGGCAGTCCGAGAAGCACCGACACCGAACAAGTCCGAGTCCGAGTCCGAAAGTCCGAGTCCGACACACCGACTGGTCAAGCCCGACCCCCAACGCCTCACCGAACACGCCAAGTGTTAGCGTTATTTTGTGGGCTTAACGCTATTATGTTCTATCGTCTGTGGGTCGTTATGGGTCTTTGTGGCTACTTTCATGCGTTTCTGTGCAAGGTTTTGAAATTCTTGTAGTTTTTCTAGTATTTGCTCTCTTGTCATAGTGTCTGCTTGTTCATGTAGCACATGAGCCTTATTTACAAGCAATCCTGTCGCTTTTAATCTGAGTTCTTCAGCACGAATAGCTTCACCGAACTTACCACTTTCCCACGCTTCATTTCTAATCTTAAGCAGATCACGAACTGACTTCTCGATCGTTACACCGAACCTAGACCGAGCCTCCTCACGCATTTCTTGATATCGTTCTTGCACCACTGGGTTACGCAACAAGCGAACAGCATCAACGCCAGGGTTCGCATATCCCGCAGATCGTGCTGCAGAAGTTTGTGTCATGTCTTTGTGCATGAAGTTATCTAGAAAAGCCTGTTGCTTATCTGTTAATCTTTTCTGACCAGATAGCCTTTGCTCCCTAGACAGATCTTCTCCTACTCTTGGCATAAGTTCTCCTTTTTTGCTAACAATGTATATAGGGTATGGGGTGGGTTACTTACCACCCCCCTATACCCCCTATAGGGGGGGAAGTTCGGTAAGTTGGTAAGTACCAATAAAATCAATGACTTACAAGCTAAAATTAACTTGCAATGGTAAAAAGTAAGTTCGGTAAGTTGATTTAATTTATCTAATATTATCAATGACTTATAACTTCCCTCTATTTTTACTTACCAAGTAAGTTGGTAAGTGGTAAGTAAATTACTCATAAATGACCAGTACATTGTGGAAATCTGTACGTTTAAACCACGAGCCATTATTGGTACATTCATAGCCTAAATCACGCATTGCTCCCCACGTTTGCACCCAACAATAATGACAATCATCATCGCCTAATCCTGCACGTTTGTAACAGTTCTGTTTATGATTAATATCTAGTTTAATTTTTTGTGTAAGACCCATCTCTACTGCACAACCAAGACAGATTGTTCGTTTGTTAACAACCAGTTCTCGGTTACGCAAAATCTGTTCATTACACTTTGTACAACGAACTCTAGGCAAATTCTTGGAATTGTGGGAACCCATCTTCATCTTCCTTAAATTTTACCTTTTGATATAGTTTGAAATCGCTATACATAGGTTCGTTTTCCAACGTACCTACTCCGTTCAAGCTATCACCATCAATGATTTTGACCCACATTCGCTCTGAGCCAACACCTTTCTTTTTACCAAACGCATTAGGTGGGAAGCGAACTTTAGTATAGCCATCAAGCATAAAGGCTTGATCTGATGCCAAGCCAACATTTTTTGGCAAGGCAACAACATTTTTGGCCAATCGTTGACCTACTTTAAGTTTAGCCATTACGAACCTACCTTTCTTGCTAGATTAACTTTAAGTTCTTGTGCTTGTTCGGCTTCACGAACTGCCCAGCACAAATAGTCTTTATTCATACCAAAATCCTCATAACCTTGTGCAATACAGTTGTAATAAAATGCTTGTGGCACGTTGTACCCTTTTCTACGCA